TGCTTCAGCAGGATATGTACCCAGCGGCCAATATGGATTAAATCCAGTTGCTCCACAAGAAATTGAAATCTATCGTGGCGATAATATGTTAGCAGATAACACGGGCGGAGATACGTCTAAAGATGTCGACGAAGATTTGTTTACAGAAAAAAGTATTCTGTTAAGAAGAGCCACTGGTGGTACTGGTGCAATTGATCTTCCTAGATGGGATTTCGCTGGAGGAGTCAAAACTCTATATCTGCGTACACTGGAAAGCGAAGAAGATATTGTAGTACATTATCGTCGAGACACTACAGCAAAGTCAATCACAGTTACATTTGAACAACCAGTAATGTTTAAAACTCTTGGCCCTGGAATTTGGACAGCATGGCAATCAGTGGCATAGAAGTTAATATAACATAATAAACTAAATTAAGAGTCCTCAGGGCTCTTTTTTTATGGCCATTTAATGATTATATGTATGACTTTTACTTTGTAATATGTTTAAATAATAGTGTGCAAGTTGCACATATTATTAGGAGATTATTATGAAATGGACTAAACCCCAAGCAACTGAAATGCGTTTTGGATTTGAAGTAACTATGTACGTTGCAAATAGATAATAAGTGTTAGTTAAAGAAAGGGGCGTTATGCCTCTTTTTTTATGGCCGTATATGATAAATAAAAGTACGGATGCCATGGAGAGTGGCAGACGCCATAAGAGAAAACTTTTAAAGGAGAAATAAAATGGCAGTTATAACAAACAATGCGGCGGCAATCGCAGGTAATGGTGTAGGTCCAAGAACTAGAATCATTAATTTAGCAAAAACAAACATGACACAAGCAGAACTAGATGCGGCGTTAATTTTCATCGCACAAGGTGGAACATCAGGAACTGATGATGCACATACTATTGCAGGTGTTTCAGTACTAACTGAATCAGGTGTATTCACAACTGGTGTAACTGACAACGTACAAGTTGCAATCCAAGGTACAGGTGTTTTTACAGCAGATGCTAACTATGGAATTGGTACAACAGGTGTAGCAAGTACATTACTTGCAGACATTGCTATTGTTTCATAATATTTGAAACTATAACAAATATTAAGGGTGTCGTTTTTACGGCACCCTTTTTTTATGACCGGTAAATATGTGTATGAAAATACGTATTAAAACATTGATTGACATCACCCGCACAGACGTAAGACGCAAAGGGCAAGGTGACGATCTCAAACTCAATCAACAACACAATTTTCAAACGTTACAACAAGTTATTGCCTTGCGTAATTTGATCAATCTCAACGCCGACCCATATTTGGAAACACGTAATGTAAATGGCGAGTTTGGAACAAAATACAAAGGTGAACACAAAGTTTGGACATACGAATTTGACGTTGACCATGCGGATGCTTATTACGATGATAAAAACGACCCTGTAGGACTATTAAAGCAAGATTTAGAACTAGTACCTATAACTGGTAGTTTAACTGAAACTGTGCCTAACCCAAAAATGTTTATAGTGAACAACAAAGGTAATTCCAATATTACCGTTGAAGTTGTATAAATAACTATGAAGGCACAAAATAGGCATACCATAACACATTAAGGCTAACGACAAAGAGTTTACTTAATAACCCTTAGAGAAAGGGTGTTTACGGAGATATTAACTATGGCACGTGCCACAGACTTAGAGAGACAAAATTTAGAAGCACACGTTGACTTATGTGAGCAACGTTACATCACCCTAGAAAAACGTTTGGGTAAAGTTGAAGATAAAGTTCAACATATTCATGACGATTTAGGCAAATCACATTCATCTTTAATTAAAGTTATTATCGGTACCTCAGGTACAATTATTGCAGGACTGTTATCTACAGTCGTTGTTATTCTCATTAACATGTCTTAAACTAAATACTAGTATGTTGATACTAGAACTTTTTAACGATCTCACGGAGAAGCAAATATGGGGACGAAAAGGCAAAGCCCTCGTTCGTAAGTTCCGTTGTAGTGGAGGCAAACGTCATGGACGTATTGTGTCTAAAGCACAACAATGCTTTGCTCCACCAAATATACAAGCCAAGATGAAGATGCGTATTACACGCAAGAAACTTGGACAAAGAATGATGCGTAAGGCCAAACGTACTAAACGTACAAACCCAGCATCTAGAGCATTGAAGACGTTGAATAGAAGATGAGAATTTTTGAAGTAACAGAAGCAGGTGGTAAGTTTATCTTTGGTCGAGGTGGTAAGCCAGGTGGCTCACACAAAGGTCAAATTTCACGTAAGTTTAGATGTGTAAGTGGTCCACGTAAAGGACGTATTGTTGCAAAGATGTCTACATGTCATGCACCAATTGATGCACAAAAGAAAAAGACAATGACTGTTACTAGATCCAAAGCACCTAAGTTGGCGGCAAAGAAATCAATGTTTACCAAAAGAGGTTCTGGAGTAAGTAGAGCAGTATTAAGTAAGAATAAAGCGAAAGCACCTAAGAGAGCAAAAGTACAAAAAAGGAAACGTTAATGCGTATTGACGAGATTGATTCAAAGCATAGTAAGTTCAAAGAAGTTATACTTGATCACGAGTTGACTGAAGAACAACTTAATGAGTTGGTTCCATTAGCCGCACTTGCTGGAGTAGGTGCAACAGCCGCAAGAGTTGCAGGCGGAGCATTAGTAAGAGGTGCAGGAGCATTAGCACGTGGCGCAGGAGCATTAGCACGTGGCGCAGGTAGAACAATTAAAAGAACAGCACAAAACATGGCACCAGTACCAAAAACAGGACCAGGGTCAGGTACAAACAATAACAGCACTATTAGGAAGATAGGTAAAGCAGTAAGTAACCTAGGAACTGATCTTGCTTCACAAGAACGTGGTACTGCTAGAAAACAAAGCAACAACCAACAAAGTTTAAAAACAAACACAGCACAGAAACTTTCACAACAAGGCGGTGGACAAGGTACTATTGGAACACAAGGTACGCAAGGTACACAACAAACTAAACTAGCAAGAGGGCAAGAATTTACAATGCCTGTTGCAGATCCAAAAAGTCCAAGTAAAACATTTAATGCCAAAATGAAAGTAAAGAATGTAACCGGTAGCGAGATTGAATTGCAACCATCCAAAAAAGCAAAAGGGTTGCCAAAAACGGTTAAGTATAATAAAAAAGATCTTGCATTACAGTAGTTTTTACGTTATAATTTAAAGACATGAAACCAGAAGTTAAAAAATTAGTATCTGCCTTTCAGGCCACTGCACAGTCAGTAAAGATTCGTTTGAAACAAAACGGATTTGTATTGCCTGTTTCGCATAATGGTGGAATCAAATTCAAACATTGTTATATAAAGAAAGATAGACACGGCTGGTTCAATATACTAAATCTACATAATCCAAAGATAGCATACTACAAAGGTATTGCTAATCATAAGATAGCAGTAGCAATATCAATATATTTGGGTATGGATACAGAGTTTGATGAACAGGAACATTTAGATACAGATCACAAATTTTTGCACTATTATAATGAAATACGCTTTTTAAAGCATGGATTAAAGGTTGCTGAACAATCAGAAGACTATTTTAAAGTAGATATGTATCACGCTAGGCTAGACGAATATTTGCCTAAATATGAGAAATACAAGCACAGAATAGGATTGCTTCTAGATGAGGCCGAAACTTTGCTGTTTGACACTAAATAACACTATAATAACGTTAGGGGATTACACACGATGAAAACGTCAGATTTTATGAACAAAGTTACAGTAGAGTCTTTACAGAAAGACTTGCGTAGCAAACATGGTATTACAGTTGATCTTGCCAAATATAGCCAAGCACAACTAGAATCTTATAGTACAAAGATTCAAAATAAATTAAAAGAATTCGAAGTTAAGCATAAGTTTAACGAATCACTAAAAAGTGATGAATATCAAAAAACATTGCTGATCAGCAAAATTGTAGAAAGTGCAATTAATCAATATCTTGACAATCCCCTTGAAAGTGTTGATGAGTACGATCTAGGCGAAGACATTATGAATGTTGATGAAACAGATGAAGATGTAGCACGTGACTTTGCAGAAGCAAATCCAAACGATGATGTTGATGATGATCCAGGTGCAGGTACTGACGTTGACCCTAACATGGATAACAATACAAAACAAGATTCTAAAGTACTTACAGCATTAAGAGTTGTAATGGACGATCCAAGTAAAGCAAACTTGGCTAGAATGGCAATTGAAAAGATTATGCAAGGTAAGCCGTTAAACAAACAACAAATTGATGGATTCCGTGATGCTATGACAACAATGATGAAACCTTTCTTAACTATGCAAGGTGTACAAAGATTGAAGTCAATGAAAAAAGGAATGCCAAGTGCTGAAGCAGTAGGCGAAAGTAAAATTGTTAAAGAAGGCGCAGAAGAACAAGCAGAATTAACAATGGCCGCTAAAGACATGGTAGATAGATTTACAGCATTTTTAGAAGATGTTGCTGAAATGGGTGCAGAAGGAATGTTAGAACTAGCAGACTCAATTAGAGATGAACTAGGACTAGAACAATCAGAAGCATTTGTTGCAACAGTTAAACCTGCATTAGAAGCAACACAAGAAGTATTAACTACATCACGTGAAGCACTTACAGCAGGCGTACAAATTGTTACAGGCGAACAAGCACCAACAGATACTATTGGCGCTGATCCAGAAGGCGAAGAAGAACTAGATCCTGCAATGGATGTAGATGCAGACGGACCAGTTGATGCAGTTGATCCTATTGATCCATCAGATGAGTTTAGTGCAAGTGATGCCGCAAGTGGTGGAGAAGAAACTGCAGGCAGAGAAAAGCGTGAGTCAATTGGCGAAGGTGCAGTTAAAAAATCATTAGAAGATGATGCTGAAAGCATGACTAGAAAAGAATTTATTGCAAAGCATGGCGATGCAGAATTCTATGACAACTACAATGGTAGTGATGAAGAAAACGATACACCAGAGTCATACACACCTAAGAAAAGATCAGTAGCAGAATCAACTCGTATAATGAACAAGTTGGCTCAATAAGGAGTCGCACATGAGACTATTTGAATTTTCAGGTAGTGATTTAGAACAAGATATAGTATTGCTTTTCCGCAATCAAATTCAACGTGCTAACCAAACAAACAATACTGCTGAACTATCCTATCAAGCAATAGGTTCGCTTATGAAAGCAAACGGTCATGGTAGTTTTGATTATGGAATCTTCAAAGACTTGTATGATACATCAGATGAAGTTAAAGCAGTTATAAAAAACTTTGACCAAGATGGCGTTACACTTAACACTCAAATGCAACGTGACGCAGATGGTACAGTTGACGATGTTGACTCTAGTCCAACCAATAATATAGAAAAAATGGCAAAACGAGCAACAAACCGACGCTCATAACTTGACATTCGTCCCCCTTAGAAGTTATAATTAATATTACAACTACAGGATTTTTTATTAATGGAAAAACATACCCCACCAACTTATGTGGAACGTTACAAGTATCACACAGTTAAACAAATAAACTTACAAGGCAAAAGACTTTACGAAGCACCCGATGGTAGTAAAACACCAAGCGTCACAACGATCCTAGGTAAAACGAAGGATATGACGCATTTAATCGCATGGAAAAAGCGAGTGGGCGAAAAACAAGCACAGCAAATTGTAACTGAGGCCGCAGGTGTTGGTACAGCAATGCACAATAATTTAGAACGTTTTCTTATAGGTGAAGAACGTAAACCAGGTAACAACCTAGTGCATGTTCAAGCAAACAAAATGGCTGATGTAATTATTGAATCTGCTCTAGTAGATGTAGACGAAGTATGGGGGATTGAACAAGCATTATACTATCCACAGATGTATTCAGGTACTTGTGATGTTGTAGGACAGTACAAAGGAACTCCTTGTATTATGGACTTTAAACAAACTAACAAGCCTAAGAAAAAAGAGTGGGTAGAGGATTACTATTTGCAGATGGCGGCATATGCTATGGCACACAATGCAGTATACGGCACTGATATACGTGAAGGACATGTGTTTATGTGTAGCAGAGCATTAGAATACCAGCAATTTGACCTAGTAGCAGACGAGTTTGAACACTGGTCTAACGAATGGTTAAAGCGAGTTGAAGATTACTATGCCAATCATCACTTCTAATTGGTAAATACACATATAAATTAGGAGAACACAGTGGCAGTCGTACAAATTTCAAAGATTCAACATAGACGTGGTAAGGAAATTATAACAGGTTTACCACAACTTGCCAGTGCAGAACTAGGCTGGGCAGTAGATACACAAAAATTATATATTGGTAACGGTAGTGTAACTGAAGGTGCTCCGGCTGTTGGAAATACTGAAATCCTAACAGAAAAAACAAACATCTTTCAATTACTTGATCAATATGAATTCCAAGGAAACACAGACGCAACTGTACAAACAGGCGAGTTTTCTAACAATCCAATTAAAAGAAATATTCAAACACGTTTAGATGATATCGTAAGTATTAAAAGTTTTGGTGTAGTTGGTGATGGTGTTTCAGATGATACTGAAGCATTACAAAGAGCAGTCGATCAAATCTTTTTAAACAGTAGCGACAAGTTTAATGCAAATTCAAGAAGAGCATTAAAATTTGAGGCAGGCTCATATAAAATTACAAACACAATTCATATTCCACCTTATGCAAATATTATAGGTGACGGACCTGACAAAACTATTATCACAATGCATGTTGATACAAATGAATTATCACAAACTGCAAAACCTGTTTTTCAAACAGTAGGCGGAAATAGTACTCCAGGAAGTTATGTAGAGTTTGCTTCAATGCAAAACATTAGCCGTCCACAAAATATTATGATACAAGGTATGACATTAACAGTTGATGCAACAGTAACAGCAGATGCTCCATTACTTTACTTAGATAATACAACAGAAAGTATTATTGATAATGTTAAATTTACAGGTACATGGAATGCACTACAAGGATTAGATGCGGCACAGTCTGGTATTGAAGTAAGAGGCTTAGGCGCACTTACTTCTGAAAACGTTACAATTAGTAACTGTCAGTTTACACAATTAAGTATTGGTGTTTACAGTATATACGACACACAAACAATTACAATTAAAGATAGTTTGTTTACATTTGGTCATGTTGGTATTGACCTAGGTAGAACAAGTTCAGGAGCAGGCTCTCAAGCACAAGGTCCAAGACATTACTTAATTACTAATTGTAAATTTGATAAGATTGATGACTTTGGTATTGCAGTACATGCACCAAACAACACAACTCCATATGGACACACATCATCTTCAAACATGTTTATTGATGTTGCTAACAACGGCAACGGACAAAACTCACCACAAACAAGTGTAATTAAATTTGACAGTGAACTATGTGCAAGTGTTGGAGACTTCTTTGAAAGAGATGCATTTGTAAATCAAACTTCATTAAGTGCAGTTCCATTTAAACCAACAGTTGATGGATTACATTATACTAAATCACGTTTGAAAACTGAAACACTATCAGAAGTAGATGCACCTACACAAATTATTAAATTACCTTTTACCAAAGATAAGATTGCATATATTGATTATCTTGTTGTAAAAGACGGAACATCTAGTGATACAACTAGACAAGGTAAGTTAACACTTACAATTAGAAATGACAGTAGTATAAACATAACAGACAACTACAGTCACACAGGCACAAGCGATGGTGCTATCGAATGGACAGCAGTACTTGATGACATGGACAGTACATCAGGTAGTGAAACTTTATTAGTTAAGTACAGAAACCCAATCGGTAATGGTATAGGAACCCTAAGTTATTCTATCAGTTACTTTGCATAGATGTTCTTAGATACAAATACTGACGAACGTATAACACAATGGAGAACTTTCAGAGATACACTCGAAGAGTGTGTTGATCCTTATAAGGCATCTTTAGACTTCTGGAAGACTGCACCTGTTACTGACAAATATCTTAATCCTTTTAATTCTCAACAGTGGCCAACGCCTTGGGAGTTAATTAAAGAAAACCGGTATTGTCCCGTCGGTATACCCCTTATGATAGGACATACCCTGAAGTTAACTACAAGGTTTACCAAAACGTCTGTTTTGATAAAAATATATATAGACCATACGACAAAAAGATACTATAATCTAGTTAAAGTTTATGACAATATTATTGACTATGAAAACAATAGTATTTGTATAAGTAGTGAACTATCAGATAGTATGGTTTGCCAGGAAACAATTGAATTGTAGTTTTTGTATTAAATACTGGACTGCACACATGATAAAAGAACGTATAGAAAAGAGGACATAATGAACGCATCTAAAGAACCATTTATAACCAAAAGAGACGGAAATAAAGTAAAGTTAGACTTAGATAAAATTCATTTTGTTGTAGAAGAAGCCTGTGAAGGACTTACAGGTGTATCAGCATCACAAATTGAAATGAATGCGGATTTACAATTTTACGACGGAATGACTACTGACGAAATCCAAAACATTTTAATTCGAAGTGCAAATGATTTGATATCACTTGAATCACCTAACTATCAATATGCCGCGGCAAGATTGTTATTATACGGACTTCATAAACAAGTTTACGGAACTTATGAACATATGACTCTTTCTCAAGTTATAGATGCTAACATTGAGCGTGGAGTATATGACTCTAACATACGTGAAAAATATACTGAAACAGAACTTAAGAAACTAAACACATTCATTAAACATGATCGTAATGAAGAATTCACATACGCAGGTCTAAGACAAGTTGTTGATAAGTATCTTTGTCAGGACAGAAGCAGTGGAGCAATTTATGAAACTCCGCAGTTTATGTATATGATGATTGCGGCAACATTGTTTGCTGAATATCCACAGGAGACACGTTTATCATACGTGAAGAAATATTATGACGCAACATCCTTATTCAAAGTTAACATTCCTACACCGGTCATGGCCGGAGTCCGTACTCCAATTAGGCAGTTTGCTAGTTGTGTACTGGTTGATGTTGACGATACTTTGCCTAGTATTTTTAGTAGCAATTCCGCTATTGGTTATTATATCGCTCAGCGAGCGGGTATTGGCATTAACGCAGGTCGTGTACGAGCGATTAACTCGAAGATCAGAGGCGGCGAAGTAGCACACACAGGTGTTGTTCCTTTTCTAAAAGTATATGAAGCAACAGTAAGAAGTTGTACACAAAATGGTGTACGTGGTGGTAGTGCTACTACACACTTCCCACTTTGGCATTATGAAATTGAAGACATCCTTGTACTAAAAAATAATAAAGGTACAGATGATAATAGAGTACGTAAGTTAGATTATTCTATTCAACTTAACAAATTAATGTATGAAAGGTTATTGTCCGGTGGAGACATAACTCTTTTCTCGCCACACGATGTGCCAGGATTATATGAAGCATTTTATTCAGGCGACAATGATAAGTTTAAAGAACTATACGAAATGTATGAACGTAAAACATCTATTCGTAAAAAGAAAATGGATGCACATGAATTATTTTCATCAGTACTAAAAGAACGTGCAGAAACAGGACGTATCTATATTATGAATGTAGATCACTGTAATACACACAGTTCATTTAAAGATCCTATTTACATGAGTAACTTATGTCAAGAAATTACATTACCTACTAAACCTATTCAGCATATTGATGATCCAGAAGGCGAAATTGCATTATGTATTTTAAGTGCTATTAACGTAGGTGCATTAACATTAAACAAAGAAAATTCAGAACTTGAAGAACTGTGTGATTTGTCCGTTCGAGCATTAGAGGAAATTATTGACTATCAAGGATATCCTGTAAAAGCCGCTGAAATAAGCACAAAGGCTCGACGCTCATTAGGTATTGGTTACATCGGCCTAGCACATTACCTAGCAAAACACAAAGTCAATTATGCCGATAAAGAAGCATGGAAACTTGTACACGACTTAACTGAAAGTTTTCAATACTACTTGTTAAAAGCATCAAACAAACTAGCAGAAGAACGCGGAGCATGTGAATACTTTGACCGCACTAAATACTCAGACGGCATTATGCCAATTGATACTTACAAAGAAGAAGTTAACGATATTGTTGGAAAGAAACTTAATCATGATTGGAAGACTTTACGATCAGATATTAGTAAACACGGGTTACGGCACAGCACATTGTCCGCACAAATGCCTTCAGAGAGCAGTTCCGTTGTGTCGAACGCAACAAACGGAATTGAACCACCTAGAGGATACTTGTCCGTTAAGAAAAGCAAAAAAGGGCCTCTTAAGCAGATTGTACCACAGTATAGTCAACTAAAGAACTTTTATACTCTATTATGGGACATGAAAGGTAACGAAGGTTACATAAATATCGTCGCTGTAATGCAGAAGTTTTTTGATCAAGCCATTAGTGGTAACTGGTCATACAATCCGTTACAGTATGAAAACAACGAAGTACCTATGAGCATTATGATGAAGGACATGTTGACAACTTATAAGATGGGTTGGAAAACAAGTTATTATCAAAACACTTATGACTTTAAAGGTGCTGAAGATGATGCTGAGGATTTGAAACAAGAAGAGGTTGACAATAAAACAAATGGTGCTATAATTAATGGTACAAACGGTCATACAAATGGCCAGAACGGTAATACGCAGACAGTTGATCAAGATGATGAAATGTGTGATGCGTGTGCCATTTAAGGATTTATGACGAGGAAGAAGGGTAATACTAAAGCAATGACAAAGACAGTTTTTAACCGAGAGAAGGTTGACTTTACAAAAGAGCATATGTTCTTTGGAGCAGATCAAAACACACAGAGATATGATATATTCAAATATCCTGAGTATGATAAACTTAACCAAACAATGCTTGGTTACTTTTGGAGACCAGAGGAAGTTAGTCTACAAAAAGATAGAGGTGACTATCAACAACTTCGTGATGAACAAAAACATATTTTTACAAGTAACTTAAAATATCAAACACTATTAGATAGTGTGCAAGGTCGTGGACCATGTTTAAGTTTTTTACCTTACTGTTCAAATCCAGAACTAGAAGGTTGTATTATTGCTTGGGACTTTTTTGAAACAATTCACTCACGTTCATATACACACATTGTAAAAAATGTATATTCTAATCCGGGTGAAGTGTTTGATACTATTCTTGATGATGAAAAAATTATTGAACGTGCAATTAGTGTTACAAAATACTATGACGAGTTCAATGACATTGCAAACAATTACTTTAATAAAGGCAAAGGTACTTTGTATGATGTTAAGAAAGCATTATATAAAGCAATGATGACTGTAAACATTTTAGAAGGTTTACGTTTTTATGTTTCATTTGCATGTACGTTTGCATTTGGTGAATTAAAAATGATGGAAGGTAGTGCTAAAATTATTAGTCTTATTGCAAGAGATGAAGCAACACACCTTAACCTAAGTACACACATTCTCAAACATTGGGCCAAAGGTGACGATGATCCAGATATGGCTAAAATCGCAGAAGAACTTAAAGATGAAGTTTATGACCTATGGCGTGAATGTGTTGCAGAAGAAAAAAATTGGGCAGACTACTTATTTAAAGACGGAAGTATGATTGGACTTAATGCTAATCTTCTTCATGCTTATGTTGAGTTTATTGCTAACAAAAGATTGAAAGCACTAGGACTTGATATGATTTACGATCGTCCGCTTAATACTAATCCGCTACCGTGGACACAACATTGGTTGTCAAGTGCAGGACTACAAGTTGCCCCACAAGAAACAGAAGTTGAAAGTTATATCGTTGGCGGTGTTAAACAAGACATTAACAAAGATACATTTAAGGACTTCAAACTATGATCGAAATATTCGGAAAGCCAAGTTGCCCGTATTGTGTTAAAGCAGTAAATCTGTGTAAGACAAGACAACTTGAACACACATACAAATCTTTAGGAACTGACTACACTAGAGAAGAATTAATGGAATGGTTTCCAACTGCAAGAACTGTACCACAAATTAAAATCAATGGAAAAACTATTGGTGGATATGATCAACTTGTGAATTACATTGAAAATACTAATTATAACGGAACAGGATATACAATATAATGTTAATCGAAGCACCATATAAAGTTGGAGATACTGTTACTTTTAAACTTAACTCTGGCGAAGAGATTGTAGGTAAACTTACAGAAGAAAATGAAAAGGGTTTTAAGATTAAAACTCCTCTTACACTTGTAATGAATGGACAAGGGTTAGGGTTACAACAGTTTTTATTTACAGGTGATCCAGACAAAGGCTATTTGTTTAAAAAAGAAAGTATAATGGTTCTTACTAAAACTATTAAACAGTTTGCAGATCTCTATCAACAACAAACATCAAATATAGTAACTGCACCGCCAAATCTCAAAGTAAAGTAAAATAAATACTCGTATGCACGAGTTTGTTTTTCTAATAGATGGTAAGCAGGTAACAGTTAATTCTTGGGATGATATTCCTGAAAGATTTGATCATGTTATTAAATTCCTTCCAGATTGTCCTGAACCACCACATACAGAAGAACAACATAGAGAAATAGAATTGTGGCCAGCAAGGTTGCAACAACTTATGGAGATAGAACGTAATGCCAGCAATAACTAGAATAGGCGATGCAGATGTTACTCATTGTTCTGGAATGACTAGAGCAGGTGGGTCCGGAACTGTATTTGCAAACGGTATTGGTATATCTCGTCAAAGCGATAATAACACAGGACATAAATTGCCAGGTGATCCATGTCCAAGTCATGCCGCTCCGATAGCAACAGGTTCAACTACTGTATTTGTAAACGGACTAGGTTGCGGAAGAATTGGTGACGGTATTAGCGGATGTACATCAGTTGCCGCCGGTAGTGCTAATTGTTTTGCAGGAGGCTAGGTGACTATGAAACCAAATAAGAACTTTGAATTAACAATTCGAGACATAGAAATTATCGAATCAGCACTAAGAGCAAAGGCTGGCCGTAGAGGATTGGCTATTGCACAAGGCGATGTATCTACGCAACTACATTTAGAAATGACAGAGATACAAGAATTGTTAGGACGTATACATCATCAAAAAGTGTGGTATAGTCCAAAAGAGTTTGTTCCAGGCGGTTAGGCTCTGCCCCAAGCAATAGGAACATCTTTATCATCAACTACTAAATCTCTAGTATCTTTATATTGAGCAACCATTATACCTTTACCTTTGCCATCAGCAATATACTTACAAGGTATAATTTCTCTTTCTTTGTGATATCTTTTTAAGTGGTTAGTAATAACTCCACGTGCTTTTATTCCAGCCATTATTTTCCTTGTCCTCTATAAAACTTGTGACTACGTTTTTTAGATTTGTTCATAGATGAAAATTTGCAACGTGCTTTGGTACCTGCTTGACTTGTTTTCTTAGGTTGTGAAACATGTCCTTCGTATGACTTATGTATTTTCATATTACTTTCCTAACTTTGCTTTTAAGGCCGCTCTTTTCTTTTCTAGCATTGCCGCCTGTCTTATTTTTCTACCTAATGGTAATGATTGTATCATTTCGTATGTTCCGCCTTTTTTGGCTGTCCATTCTACTCTAACTGATTTACTGTCAGATCCACCTTGGAAAGATCGTACTGCTTTCCTATAACTCATTTCTTCTTTTGTTACAACGTTATCACCATCATAGAAGGTGTAAGTTCTCATCTTTGCCATAACTCTCCTTTGGTTAGTTGTTGGGCATTTTCTTGAGCATTAGTTATTACGTAATAGATACAAACTAATAGATTCTGAAGAAAAAGGTTGACTTTTTGATTAAAAGATAGTATAACTATACATGTAACGTTGAAGCAATTCAAACGCTATTCAGGACCCCGGGGCGGTACCGGGCGACTCCACCATAAGGACATTGAAAATGGAAATTATTTGGCATATACTATTAACAGTTTGTTCAGGCTCGACCTGCATTGAACAAGATGTACAATGGTTTGAAACTAAAGCAAAGTGTGAAACTATGCTTGTAGAATACGTAGAAGTACCAAGTGATGGATCTTGGGATACAGTTGAATACATCTGTAAGCCCGTAGGTTCAGTGTCTTTATGATGGGGTCGAAATAGGATCGACTGGTAGTTAATAGAGTTAGTGGAGTTATCCGGATCTAAGCACGGTTATCGCGAAGAAAACTTATAATTGCAAATGACAATTATGCGCCAGAAATGGCATTAGCGGCCTAGTTTAGGCACGTAGGGGTTGGCAACTTACCTGGCAACAGAAAAGTTGCGTACTATAAAGAGCAATATAAATACTGTATATACAAAAGCACCTTTAACTATAACAAAAGAACACAGTATAGAACGGACTCTATCCACGCCGTAGGCGACTTACATATAAAATAAGTATATTTAAAAGATAGGAGTGTTGGAAACAATGCTCCTATTCTTTTATCAACGGTAAATACAGTAAGGAGAACCATAAAATATGTCAGTAAAAGTAATCGATTCATTCCGCATAATGGCGTTTCAAAAAGCCGGATCTAGTGTAGGACAAGTTGTTGCAGACGCAGATAACGATACACTTACAGTAATTGGTGGAGCAGGTGTTAACTTTACTGTTGATCCTAATTCAGATGCTGTAACAATGAGCCTACAAAGTGCAGAAGATATTGTTGCAAGTGCTATTGGTAGAGTTGAATTACGTGCAGATGATAGTACAGTTAGAATTGTACAAGGTGGTGAGAACTTAGGTATACTAGGTGACGGTGGAGTAATTAGTACTGCTTCAAATGCTGAAGGTGATATTACAATTAGTGCTAACACTGACCTATCACAATACAACAATGCAACATCGGCTTTTATAACTGATGTAAGTGGAGACGATTTAGGTACACTTCAAAATGTTAATATTACAAGTATTGCTGACAATGAATTATTACAATACGACACGGGTACAGGTTCTTGGATAAATCAAACAATTACAGAAGCAGGATTTGCCGCAGTAGCAACTAGTGGTGGATATGGTGATCTAACAGGCAGACCAAACATTACGTTTGACGGAGACATGAGTGGTAACACTGGTGGTGCTATTGCCGCAAACGCAAGTACAGTAACACTTACTCTTGATAATGTAAACACTGACATTGGAAGTTTTAATACTGTAACAGTAAATGCAAAAGGTCTTGTAACAAGTGCTTCCAACACAGCATTTGCAAGTGTAGCAACATCAGGTGATTACGGAGACTTAATTAATAGACCAAGTCTTGCAGGAACATATAAATGGACCATTGCAGACACAGCGTCATCAAGTTACATTGTCGAAACAGATACAACAATTCAATTTACAGGTGCTAGTAATATTACTACTGCACTTGATACTAACTCGGGCGAACTTACTATTACAGGACCTGCTAACGTTTCAGACCTTACAAACGACACAGGATTTATTACTGCAAGTTCATCAGACACACTAGTAAACAAATCAGGTAACATTACTCAGTGGACTAACAATGCAGGGTATGTTACACTTGCAGATATTCCAAATAACTTTACATTGAATGTAGGTGCAGATGATTCAACCATGCGTGACATTAATGCAGGTGAAGGGTTTAAAATACTTGGTGGTACAAATATTACAACAGCAAGTGATGCTGAAGGCAATATTACAATTACAGGTCCAACATTAACTACATACCAACAAGCAATAGCAACAGCAGGTAACACAGGTACAGGTAGTATTGGTGTAGGCGATACATTTACAGTACTAGGAACAACAGGACAAATTAATGTAGACGCGGCGGGATTTTCTGTTTCAATTAGTTTAGAAAAT